CATGTCACCCGGCGGGGCGCCCGTCGCTGACAGGACAGGGGGGTCCGTCAGCTCAGCTGTTGCCGCCGATGGCGGACTTGAAGTCGCCGGCGCTCGACTGCGGGTCAACCCCCAAGTTGTCGATGATGCCCGCAGCGGCTGTTGCCGGCATGGCGAGCGCCACAACGGTAGCAAGCAGATACTTCTTCATGTTGGTCATTCTCCTCTGGGGTTAAGCTAAAGTCCGGCTCCTGTTGTAAACGCGCTTGATGTGGTCGGCGCACCACGAGATCCCCGGTCCTGCGACCGGCTCGGCGCAGAACAGGTAGGACGGCGTGTCGCGAACCGGCCACCGGCATTCGCTCTGGGTGAGGTCGAGGAGCGGGACGCCGTCGGGACGCGGGGGACGAGGTGGCGGCGGCGCGATTGCGATCACGGCTCGAGCCGGACGCGGGGGCCGCCGGCGCCCCGCCGGAGGCTTCTTGACGGCTTTGCGCTTCGGCAGGCCGAGGCGCCGGATGCGGCGCGCGAGACTGGCGCAGGACATGCCCACCGCCGCGGCGATCAAAGGGTAGGTCGTGCCCTTGGCGTGCTCGGCCCGCAGGTAGGATTCCTCCTCGGGGGTGAGGGCGATTTTAGGCGGGCGGGTCATCGTTCCACCCCAGCACGCGGGAAGTTTGTCATGGCAAACTCGCCGAAGCGTTTGATCGCCGCTATATCGTAGGCTTTGGCAGCTTCCTCGGGTGTGTCGAACGTCCCTAGGTGGCGATGCGCAATGCAAGCACACCAGCGTCCGGTTTGCTTTACAGCATGGACCCCTCGAAAACCGGATGCACCCGCTCGCTGGCGCGAGTTGCCGCTATTTTGAAGCGGCGAGCATGTGCGCAGATTTGACCGCCGATTGTTGAGACCGTTGTGATCTCGATGGTCTACATCGCTCGACGGGTCGCTCAGCAATTCGCGATGCAGACGAACGCGCCGCCCTTTCTTTATTCTGATCGCGTAGACCAGTTTGTCGCTACTGATCAACACATGCCACATCGCCTCGCTCAGAAACAACGCATCCTGTGGCGAGACGAAAGCCACGAACCCCTGGGTCAGCACTGCCCACGCGTGCTCGCCGCAGTCGCATAGCCCGCGATAATATCGCTCCGACCGATCCGACCGAAATTTGCGGTAGATTCGCGGGACCTGCTGCTTCGCACGGGGCCGTTTAGGCCCTTTTCGTTCACTTTGACCGAGACGAGGTGGTTGCCATTGGGTGCGGAAAACCCTAATAAAATAGGGCCTTAAGCACACGTCGGGGCATAGCGCAGTCTGGTAGCGCGTCTGGTTTGGGAGCATGTGGTCGCGGTCCCGATTCGCAAGCATGTTCAAGGTCCTAAGCCTTCCTCTCGACGACTTGCGGGACTTTTTGCGGGACTTTCTGTCTCGATTCTGTTTCGGCCTCCATCGCCGCCCGGATGTCCGCATCGATCACATGGACGTACCGGCTGGTCGAGGCGTCGTCGTTGTGACGTAGGAGCTTTCCCACGACCTTGAGGTGCGCCCCGCTGCGGGCGAGCCGAGTCGCGGCCGTGTGCCTAAGGTCATGCAGCCGGAAGTCGGCGATCCCGGCCTTAGCCGGGCCGAACCGCCGCCACGCCGTCGCCAGTCCTGAATAGGTGATCTGATAGCGCTCGCCTCGGATGACCGAACGACCCTCGGCGCCTTGGATCACCCTGGTCGCCTTCGCCACATAGGTGAACACGTACTCGGTTGGGTGGTTCTGTAGCGGCCACAAGATTTCGCGCAGCTCGGTGCTCAAGGGGATCGTTGCAGGCTTATCGCCCTTGCCCACGACCGAGATTGTTCGGTTGCCCCAATCGAGGTCAGTCTTCTTGAGGTTGACGACCTCTTTCTTGCGGAAGCCGGACTTGAGCGCGAATCGGATCGGGGCAAGGTAGTCGTCCCGCATCGTGTCCATGAGCGCGGGTTCCTCATGCGTCGCGAGCGAACGGATTCGCTCTCGCGGCTCATCAAGCAAGTGTTTTTTCCAATCGATTCGGACAACGTCCTGTTCCCAATTATCCCGAGCGCGCTTGAGAAGCAGACGCAGCAGTTCGGTCACCGTGCGGTTGACGGTCGAGGGTGACACCCCATTGCCGCGCCGACGCGCGACCGCCTCTGTGATTTTGTTGGGGCCGATGTCCCGCAAGAGCGTATTGGCGCCTATGCCGCTGTCCTCAAGCAGCCACCGGAGGGCGGTGAATACGGTCTGTTTATAGGTGCCCGTGTAATGCTCGCCGACCTCGACCCACAATCGATCGAGCGCTGCATTGAAGGTAAGCCCGCCGGCACGGGCTGCCTTGCGGGCGGAAAGTTCGCGCTGCTTTTGTTTCTTTAAGTCCTCTTCAAAGGCGAGCGCTTCTCTCTTTGTCGTGCAGCCAGTCGATCCGAAAAAAGGCTCACGCTCGATCTGGAAGTCGTAGACGTAAATGCCCTTTTTCCCTCTTGGGTAGACGGACATGCTGCAATCATCCTTCGTTGGCGCTGTTGGAACGCTGCGAGATCAGAGGGCGCGAACCTGTAGCACTTTCGCTTTACGCCGCGGCCGACGATGATGTAGGCGATGTCGTCCGCAGCGACGTGCCGCATCAGCGTGCTGGTGCAAATGCCCAATACCTTCGCCGCATCCCCGGGTTTAAGCAGGACTTCGGACTCAGACATGATACTCACAACTCCCACGGTTTACTGACGTTTGTGGACTTTTCCCACAGGCACCCGCTTAATGCGTCTCTCCGGCGGCATCAGGCGTTGAGACGCCGTCTTCACGGCTTATGCCGCGGATTGCGGCGAGAGCTTCGCGAGCGATCTCGCGTGATGCCACGAGGTCGCCACGGTCACTGCCACTACTAGCGTCCTCGACATCCACAATTCGCCACAGCGCCGCTGCCGTTTGCGCGAGGAGGGCGGATTGTGCAGCAAGTTTGTGTTCGAGGTGATCTGCTAATTCGTCGTGGAGCTTGCGCCCTTCTTTCAGTAGCTCGATCTCAGCATCTTTAGCGTCGAGGGCGTTGGAGCGCCCAGAAATGAGGAGGACAATTGCGGCGTCCCTGTCGTCGAGCGCGTCGGCGGCTTCATCAGCAATTTGACTTGCTTCAACAAGGCTACCACGCCGCATGTATTTGATGGTGCGCAGCCGCTCGCTCAGGCTTTTGGTGTCGGTCATGCTGGCGGCCCATCTAATGCACATCGTTGCCGAATTTCTATTGCCTCTTGATTTGTTCCGTAATCGCAGTCTTTGCAGCGCCGACAAATGTAAACGGGAACGCTACATTGTGCAGTTTCGTGACAACCGCAATTACATCCTCCTAACGATTGCCAATCGTGGCCGAGATCAATGCACGTTGCGCTGGCTGCTTCTCGTTCTAACCGAGCTAAATTGGCTTTAGCTTCTTCAAGCCGCTCGCTCAGGCTTTTGGTGTCGGCCGTCATGGGTGCCTCATTTCTGTTCCTCTGGCTTGAAGTACTTGCAACTGTGGTTTTCCCCTGAGATCGCGGGCCCGTGTCTGCCCGTGAGCCTCCAGAACATCTCGCACCCGCTGCAGCGGTAGCGGCGATAGGTGACGGCGTTCTGCTCTGGGTCCCACTTCTCTCCGGTCTTGCGATAGTAGCGCCAGAAGGCGCAATCCTTGCACCGTTTCCCGGAAGGCCCGGGCCCGGCGAAATGAGCCATGCCGTCGACCGCAGTCGCTTTGTCGGGCACTCCCGGTATTTTGGTGAGCCTCTCGTTCACGTCCACCTCTTCATAGCCCTCTTCGGCCATCTCGACGGCGGCCGGGCGCTCTTGCCCGGTTCCTTGGCGAGGATGCGCCGGCGGAACTCTTCGTGTTTGAACGTGAGGCGCTTGCCCTTGGCGATGGCGGGAATGTCGACCGTCCTCGTGCGCTCGCGATGGGACGCGTTCAGCATCGGATGGAGATTCCACCAAAAGTCCGAGCCGCGGTTTGCGTGAAACGTGATGTGGTGAAAGTGGAAAAGGCCGAGGACGGCGGCGGAGTCGACCATGCGCTGCCGCAGGTCGTCGCGATGCTCCTGCGGCAGCAGGCAGGCCAGCGCTGCGGCCAGGCGCTCGGGATACGGGATGTAGGCGCGCCCCGTCATGCCGCCCTCCCGCGCGTGAGAGCAGCTTTGTCACGCTGGACGATGCGTCGCAGGAGCCCGAACCGCAGCCCGACTGTCTCTTCCGGCGCTCGGTAAGCCGCCTCGTCGACGGCCTCCCTGCAATCCTCAATAGTGTTACCGTGCGACCAGCACAGACATGGCACATTGTTTTTGACCCATTGGCGGATATCAACGCAGGCTTGGCAGGTCTTGAACTCGCTGAAATAGCCTTCCCACAAACCTACGGCGCGTTCATATTTTTCGCCCGGGTCGATGACATCGGCGCATTCGTAGCACTTGTGTTGCTTGCGCGCGGTCGGGGTCGAGCGCTCGTAGAAGGTCGGCGGATCATAATCGCATGTGCAATCGTAGCTCACGCCGCTGCCTCCTGCCGATCGTGAAACTGGACGCCGTGATTAGAACCGAAGGCGCGGATCAGTTCTATCAAGTCCCCCATTTCGGACTTTGACAAATCCGAGGACGAGCGGCCGAGATTTACAAACCCGTCTCCGTCGAGATTCGGGACCATCCTCAATTCGCGCTTGAGGCTATCAAGGAAAATTAATTTCCAATCGTTTGGCGTGAGCTTGACGCCATGCCAAGGAAGCTCGCGCGCGATGTCCGTCAACATCGACCACATGAAATCGTTTTGCGGCAAAGTCCGCTTGCTCGCCTTGAGTTCGATGCGCGTGCCGGAAGGCGCGAGCGCGATATAGCGCGCCGCGCGCTGGCGATCGGCAGCCGAGTGCAGGATGAGCAGATGCCTGGACACTTTAATTTCTCATGCGAGAGCACGCAGTTGGTTGAGGGCGCCGAGCTTGTCATCGAGTTCTTGCAGGAACGCCACCACGTCCTTTTCAAGTTCCGCGATGCGCGCATTGTCGCGCGGGATGCGGCGGACGAACAGGCGCATCGGCTCCGGGAGCCGGGGATCGTAACTGACATAGTCGCAAAATGCGCGCTCGCAGCAAGCCATCTGCCACTGCATCTGCGTGATGTATTTTTCAGGCACCTTTTGCCCGAGCAGCGTTTCTATGTGTGTTGCGGTTTGGGGACACTTCAGCTCGACAAGACCCTGGTCGCCGAGCAGGCCGTCAGCGATCAGGCCGTCAGGGCTTGCGCCGCTCATGGCGATGGTTGGATGCGGCACGAACCCGACCTCTTGGACTGGGGTCTGTTTCAGCCATTCGTAGGCCGCGCGCGCGTCCGCTTCCTGCGCTATGCCCCATTGCATCGTGCCGTTTACATAGGCTTCCGCCGCCACGCCGGTCAGTCGCTCCGCGATGAGTTCCGCCATGTAGTTGGCGCGCGATGCGCCCCACCCTGATTTGGTGCGCGCGACCACATCGGCAACGCGGGACGCGGTGACACGGCCGAGCCGGATGGCGATCCATTCGGGTGAGCCTTGGACGATCTCATTCACGATTGCTGCTCCCGTCTCTTCGCGTTGTCGCGGATAAGCGCCAGGACTTCGTTGAACTTATCGGCCCGGATTTCGGTGAGGCTTTCGAGCTTGATGCGCTTGAGGAACAGGACGAGGTTGGACTTGGTTTCGATCAGCAGTTTGTTGATCTCGTCGACCTGCGCATCGGTTATGGTCGGGCTTCCGTTGCCGCCGTTCTTGCCGCCGTTGCCGTCGTCGTCATTCGCGGCGGCCAGGCCGAGCATCTGCACGAGTGAATACCGCTGCAAATATGTGAGTGTCGAGCCGATGGCCTGGATCGCGTTTTTGCTGCCGCTCGCGTCGGGTGGTCCCGACAGCGTGGTCTCCTCGCTGTGCCCCGCCTTGTGAGAGAGGACGCATGTGACGCTGATGCGGTCGGTCTGCGTCGTGCGAAAACGGTAGGACAAGCCGAACCTGGAAATGACCGGGTCAACCGCGCGCGCGATAGCCGCGAAGTCCGCGTACTTTTTGGCGTTGTGCCCGGTGGCGTTTTTGACGACCGGCTCGATCTGCGCCTTGGCGTTGGCAATGGCCTCATCGAAGTCCTTGCGCGCTTGGCGGGCGTCCCACCGCTCCTGCAGGGCCATTAGCCGCTCCAAGACCTCCATCGGCGCGTTGTGCTCGACCGCGCGGTTGAGCATGTCCAGCGGCGTGAGCACCGCCGGCTCCCTCACCGCCACATGCCCGTTGCCCGGCGTGGCTCCGTTCTCGATCGTTTTCATCTGCGCAACTCCATGTCGCGGCCTTTGCAGGAAGGGCGGGATCTCAAGGTCGATGTCTGTCATTTGCTGGTCAAAAAGAAGAGGACGAGGACCGTTGCGATGACCCCACAGCCAACAATGAATCGCAATTTTTCAGATCGTGGTGACGGAGGGTGCAGCCTTTTCCATTCTCTCCGGTCTTCTCGCCATTCTCGCCACCCGTAGTCATCGCGGGGGACAGACTGGGTAACCACGACGACTAAGATCGCGATTAATAACAATGTGTCTATGCTCATCGGTTCCACCACAGCGGCTCGCGTTCGTATTCCCGGCGATCCTCTTGCTCGCGCTCGCCCGCCGAGGTCAATTCATACAGAGCGTTACCTTCGAGCGCGCCGAGCAGCTGATCCTTGAACAGCGGCATCTCGATCCGGGTGGAGAAATGGGCGTGGGCGTACTCGCCGTAGGCCTCGACCACTCGGTCAACTTTGGCGCAGAGCAGCAGGAGGTCGTCGACCAGGGCCTGCGCGTCCTCCGGGCCGGGGGCGTTGCTGACGATGCGGTGGGGCAGGAGGCCGGCGGCGAAGGCGCCAAGCTCGGTGAGCGCGGGGCGGATGGGGTGGTTGGTGTTAAGGCGGGCTAAGGCGGTTGACATGGCTAGCTCCCGTGTTGCGATGGGAGCTATTATTGCGCAATCCGCAAATTTGTCAACCGAGAATTTGACGCTAGCTCAAATTTCTATGTGGCTATTTTTTGGACAAGTTGCTTGACGGCCGCAGCCCAAAGAATCGGCTTGCCGTCCAAAGCCTTAATGTTTCGCAGTTTCTGGACGACCGTCTCGTCCTGCAAGCCAATGACGCAGAGGCGATCGTGGAGGTCGTGCAGGGCCGCAGGAGGGACGCGAACGTCGTCATAAAACAAGAGCCAGCGGTCGAACAGGCCGCCCAAACTATCGCCCCTGACCTCGATCGCCATGGTTTTGAAAGGTATTGGTTCGGGAATAACGACCTCGTCGAGCTTCCCGTCCAGCAATATGACTTTTGATCCGCCGACCAGGTTGCCGATCACACGCACCCTGGCGGGTACGAGTCTTTCGATGTCCACGCCTACGCCGATGGGGCCTGTGGCTATGCCGAGGGGGGCGGACCCGCCCAAATACGCTTCGATGATGCGCAGTTCGTGCGCTTTTGGCGGGCGCTGTCCGTAGCGCATTCTCGAAACGAGTTCCGGACGAATGTCGAGCAGTTTTGCCAACTCGTTGCCGGCGCCCCTGCCGCGCTGCTTTAACCCCCGCTCAAACCAATCGGAGAACTCTGTGGGCGCGGTCTTGCGCTCTTCTTCGGCCTCTGTGAATCGTGCTTTGTCCATTTCGATATTCCGTAGGCGCTTGCTGGCGCTCTTGTGATTTTTCAAACTTCGTCATCGTCCGCCACCGACTCAGACACAAACTGATGCAACAGTATCATCGATTCCGTAACTGATGCACTGGTAGCATCAATTGATGCACTAGTACTATTAAATTGCGATTTCCGCAATAGACAAAACGTCAATGTTGCGGTTGACAGTTTTTGCGGCTGGTGCAAAATGACGTATGCCCACCGAACACCTCAACCCCGCAAAAAGCATCATCGAGCGCCTCGGCGGGGTGGACGTGGTGACGAAGATCACCGGCAAGCATCTCACAAGAGTTTATCGCTGGATGTACTCGCGCCAGCGCGGCGGCACCGGCGGGCTCATCCCGCAGAGCGAATTTCATAAGCTGCTGGATTACGCCAAGAGGCGGAAAATCCGGCTGCGCCCCGGCGATTTCATGGCGGTCGGGGATGCCGAGTAATTCAGCTGCGTAGGGAAGGGGGGTGGCATGAACATACACCCAGTTGCAAATTTCTTTCCGATGATGACGGACGAAGAACTCGCCGACCTCGCGGTGGACATCAAAGCCAACGGTCAACGGCAAAACATCATCACGACCCTGCTCGACGAAGAGGAATGGCTCGTCGATGGCCGCAATCGCCTGAAGGCGTGCGAGATGGTTGGCATCGAGCCGCGCTTCGAGCGCGTGAACGGCGCCACTGATCTTCTGGCGCTTGTCGTTTCGCTCAACGTGAAGCGGCGCAACCTCACCGCAGGGCAGCGCGCCATCGCAGCCGCGGAAGCGTGGATACAGGCGGAGAAGGAAGGGCGGGTCAGAACGCAAGGCGGGGATCGAAAATCAAGTGCAAAAAATTTACACTTGATCACCAAGCCTCGCGATCACTTCGCAAAGCTATTTAGTTCAAATGCTGTCTACGTTGAGCAGGGGCATGTCTTGCTCAAAGACGATGCGCTCGCAGCCGCTGAAGTGAAGGCAGGCGCATCGCTCAAGGAAAAATATGATGCCTTTGCGCTCCGTCGCGGCGGAACGCTGAATGAACAATCACGCCTCCGCAAACTCAGCGAGGAACGACCTGACTTAGCCGAAGCGGTGGCGGCAGAGCGCATCACGCTTGAAGCCGCAGAAGCGACCATGAAAAAAGAGGCCGAGGCGCGCAAGCAGCAACGCTGGGCGTTCACGATGGAATTGCTCGACTGTGTGCGTGGACTTGACCGCACGCCAAATGACGCAAACGACATCGTCACAGAATACGACGCCGCGCATGCGGAAAGTCGCGGCGAAAGCATCACGCCTGAGCGGCTGCGCAAGGCGGCCGACTATCTGAATGCGTTGGCCAACGCAATGGAGTCGAGCACATGAGAAAACTTCCGAGCGGTTTCTATGCGGACTTGGCGTTGTTGCGTGCGAGGAAAGGCAAACAGGAATATAAGCGCGATGACATCTTGCCGGATGTCATTGGGCTTTTTCATCAGCACTACACGAACGGGAACCCGGCTGATGCCCTGTTGCGCGACTGGGCCAATTCGATACTTGATAGCGCCGAAGCGTTCGAAGACAAAGCAGAGGACGGTCTCTTCCCACACCAAGCACAGATTGCGCTGGGCGGCCCAGGCCGACCTCGCATTAACCGCGGCCGGATCAATTTAGTACAGGCGCTCCGGCGCAAGCGCGTTATCGATAAAAACAAGATCGCGCAAGACCGCGCATGGGCGAACGAAACGCATTGGCTCGACGATACACTCGACGCCCTGCGCGATCACGCACCCACCGTTGTGCGTGAAGACGTGCTCAATGAAGATGGAACGCCGCGATCAAAAGCGGCATAGCCCATCCCCGCGCGCCATGCGTATTTCGGAGGGCGGCGGATGCACTGCGAGAGCCCGATCGAGGACCGTCTAGGCGCCGCCCTGCTGGTCGAGGCGCGCGGTGAGTTCGACATCATCCCCCAATACAGGCTGGGCCGCTATCGCTACGACTTTGCCATCACGCCCCCCGGCGCCTGCCGGCCGCTCGTCCTGGTCGAGTGCGATAGCGCTGCTTTCCATGCCACCGCGGCGCAACGGGCCAACGACCGGGCCAAGGACGCTGACGCGCACGCCGTCGGCATCCGTTTGATCCGGGTCCGCGGCAAGGAGATCTACCGCAATGCGCCGGCCCTGGCCGAGTTCATCGTCGGGGAGTGTTGCAGATGAGCTTTCCTTGGATGTCCCTCCACATCGGCGACTACCTGAAGGACACCGGGCACCTCCGCACCGTCGACCACGGCGCCTATCTCCTGTTGATCATGCACTATTGGACCACGGGCGGCCTTCCCGACGACGATCGGCAGCTCGCCGCGATCGCTCGCATGTCTGACCGAAAATGGAAGGAATTGCGAACAAAAATTGCACCGTTTTTCTCACCAAATTGGAAGCATAAACGGATCGATCGGGAGCTTGCCGAGGCCCGCGAAAAGTATGAGAAAAGGGCCTTTTCCGGCAGTAGTGGCGGAAAAGCCACAGCAGCAAAACGGGCGTTTTGCTACCAGCAGAATGGCAGTTTTGCTACCAGCAAACGTACCAGCAAAACGGCAGCAAACGCCCAGCAACCTACAACCTACAACCAACAAGAAGATTTAGGAGAGAGTCTTTCTACCTCACGAGTTGATCGAACAGGGTCAGGTTCGGCGGATGCGGCCGACATTCGACCGGCCGAAGTGGCCGGTCCGTGCGATTGGCCGAAGAACTATCGCGATCAATTCTGGTCGAAGTACCCCAACAAGATCGGAAAGCCGAAGGCGCTCGCCAAGCTCGACCGCGCCCGCAAGCGCGGCGTGGCGTGGGCCGAGCTGTGGAGTGGGCTCGAGCGCTACGTGGCCAAAACCGACGATCGGTCGTGGTGCAACCCCGAAACATGGATCAATCAGGAGAGGTGGACCGATGAGCCAGGAATTCAAACCAATCGGGGATTTAGTGCCGGCGGTTCTCGCGGCGGCAGCCACGCCGTCAAAGCCGTCGCAGCAGCCCGGCGTGCGGCCGCCGCCTTCGAGGCTCACGAACTACGAGACGCCGAGCCGGTTGTGGTCGAACTGGATCCCCGACCACGGCGCGCGTGAGATCGTGCGCGCCCTGACACCGACCAATCGGGCCGCGTTGCAGCATCGCGCCGCCGAGCTGATAAACGGCCTGCGCCCATTTACGGCCGCCGAAGCCAACGAGGTGGACGCTGCCCTGCACGGGATGCTCTCCGGGTTTCGGGCGCTGGCGCGCCAGGAGGGCGAATATGCGGACGCCTCGGTCGAAGTGCTGCGTGCGGTGCTGCGGGAATTCCCGCCTTGGGCGATTATCGAGGGCTGCCTTCAAATCGCGCGCGGCAAGGTCCCCGACCTTGACCACCGCTATGCCCCCAACGATGTGCAGGTGTGCGACGTCGTGGCGGCGATCGTCGCGCCCGCCCGAGAGAACCTTGACAACGCGATGGCGCTCTTGCGCGCTCCGGTCGAAACACCGGAACCGCCACGGCCGGCCCGCGAAGAGATCGAGGCGAAGCTCGGCCGCCCGATCGGCGAGCGTCCGATGAAACCCATGCCCAAACCATGGGAGGGCGACGGTAAGCACGCGCTGCGCGTCGCGGCGGACCTTGAGGCCCGTCGGCGCCGGCGGGAGGCCGGGGCACCGCCATGAGATACCGGCACCGCTACCGGATCGAGGAGGATTTCTTCCTGCGGATGGCGTCCGAGCGCCGCTGGCAGGTCGAGCCCATCCTCGGAGTGCTGTACGTCTGCGAGCCCGGGCACGTGCGGCGTTTCCGGGTGGCCGACTGCTGCATCGGCGTCTACGGCCCGATCACCGGCTGCTTCCACACCGACCGCGTCCCGGCAAAACTGGACCCGCGGGTCATTCCCTGGTGCGACTGCTGCTGGCAGGCCACCGGCGGGAACGTTTGACATGATCCGACAACACCATGCCCATGCGTGTCTGCCAGCCCGGCCCTGTAGCGCGAAACCGCTCGACCACCTCACGTGGGAGCCGCAGCGTCAGAGCAACCTTGCGGTCCTGCGCGGCGAGCGGCGGGCGGCCCATTCATCCCACCGTGAAGAGTTTGACGATGATGGCGAGCGAGAGCGCGAGATTGATCCCGACCATCCCCTTGAGCACGGCAAGATCGCTCTCGATCTTAGCGAGCCGGTTCTCGTAGCTGGCTGCTTCCTCTGCGGCCTTTACGGCTCTGTCCTCGCTGGCGCCGGCTTCCTTCAGCGCCGAGTAAAGCTCGGCCATCATGATGGGCATGGCTGGTTTCCGCATGGTTGCAGCAATTCATGTAGCTACAATAACGGCTTTTGTCAACCGCTTCTGAGCGAGGTGTGGCAAAAATGTTTCACGTGAAACCTCTGGCGCGACGGCCCCGCCAGCGTGTATGCTGGGCGCAGCCGGACGACGCGCTAACGCCGCCCGGCCACTTGGAACCGCAGCCTGTGAAGGAGGCCACGATGCCCGATGACGAGTCTATCCTCGATACCCTTGCTAAACCATTAGCAGTCAAGCCGGTTGCCTATCGTGGCCGGATGACGCCAGCCGGGTATCAGCCCGAGAACCACGAATGGCGCGACTGGCTTTGCAGCCGGAACGTCGATGGTCGCCTCACCGGCAAAGACCCAATGCTGCTGCCAATCGGCTTGCTGGCTGCAGCAGGACATCCTAATCCATCCCCGGGCGGCATCCGGGGCGTCCTCCTGCGGTTACGAGTCATGCACGGGGTCCACCAGGGCGAAGCGCGCCATGACGGGTTCCTGGGGCTTGGGCCAGACGACCTCCCAAAACGAGTGACGGAAATCCGCGAGGCGGTCTGCAAGCCCTGCTCATCCGGCAGTCTTGCCGAAATCCGCCACTGTGCAATCTACGACTGCCCATGTTGGCCGTTTCGCATGGGTAAGAACCCGCATAACCCGCAACGCGGCAAGGACATGTCCGCAGTGCGCGCGGCTATCGGCCCGGAGGCAGTTCTATGACCCCTCACACCCTCATCGCCTCGGTGCTCGTCCTGCTCGCGGGCGGGACCGGCCTTCTGTGGCCAAAAAGCAACAGTGAGGCGCAGTACTTCGACGCGCCTAGGCCCGCGCCCGTGCGGACCCTCACATACCGGTTGGAACCGCATCCGCTGTGGCTACCCCGGTGGCTCGGCACCGATGCCAGCGCACCAGCGCCCGCCTGGCGGCTCCGGGGGGACGGCGTGTGGGAGCCCTGGGTCCTCAACCCGCCCGCCTGGCTGACCGCCATCCCCGGCAGTTACGTTGCGGCCGAGACCGTCCCTCTCCCCCCTGAGCGGCCGAAGGGCGAGACCCCCCCCTCCACCGATAGGGGGGTCGTCCCCACCCAAAAACGCATAGCTCGCGACGGCGGGCTATGTGAAAAACACGGGCTCAAGCAGGTCTGGACCGACAAATTCCGGTGGCGCTGCCGGCCCTAGCTAATCCTTCGCCGCTGCGACAGCGCTTGCTCAAGCAGGCGGCCAATGTTTGAAATAGCAGGCGGAATATTGCTCGCATATTTTGCGCTGATCTTCATCGGGGCAATCATCG